TAAATTTTATTTGAGTTTCATCAATTTTATTATCAATAAAAGTTATAGATTTTTGATTTGATGATGCTGTTTTTGAAATTAAATCATGTAATTCAATTGATTCTTTTTGTATTGATAATATTTCATTTTCTAATTTACTTTCAACGTTTTTTAAATCAGTATCATTTGCTTTTTCAGAAAGCGCTGAGTTAAAATTATTTTTTATATTTTCAAATGAAATTTCAGATTGTTCTGAAATTTTATCAATACCGTTATTAATAACTTTAATAACTTGATTATTATAAATCTCATTTATTAATTCTTTTATTTTATTTTCAAATATCTTTTCTGTATTTGAGAAATCCTCATTTATTAATTTTTTAAAATCATCAGAAATAACTTCTAATTTTAAATCAATTGATTCATATATTTCAGAATTATTAATATTCAATCTATCAAATAATTCTTTTTTAATTTTATTCGACGTATCAACAAATTCATGCAACCATGATTCTTTGGATGATTCTAAAAATGATTGTAATTCTTTTTTATTTTGTTGTTTCTGCTGCTCTAATATTTTTAACTGATTTTTATTATATTCATCAGTTTCTTGGTTTGCGGTTTTTTTAACATTTTCTATATATTCTAGAATTTTATTTTTCTTTTCTTGAATATCTACAAGTGCTTTTTCAAATGATTCTTTGGAATATTCTTCAATTTCTTCAACTTCTTCAGTTATTACTGGAATATTTTCTTCTACAGATTCTTGAATCAAATTATTTTGTTCATTGAATACTATTTGAAATTTACCTTCGTTTAATATAAATGGGTAATCTTTTTTAATCCCGTCGATTTCCACGGGTATTTTTACAATAGGATGTTTATCGTATTCTCCTATTTTCTCAGATATAAATTTTTTACCATTTATTATAATTTCGTATACATCAAAAAACACTTCTTCATATTTTTCTGTTTGAAGAATATTTTTATCACCCGATGTGGCAACAAAATCAACATTTTCCGTAAAAAGCCTCATTTATCTTATTTATTGTAATAATTTTTAATTCAATTCCTTCTCAGTCAAAATAAGAAATTTCCACCCTCTATTTTTGCAAAATTGCATAGCGGCTGGCCATTTTCCTTCATGGTTAATAATCCACTGCGTTTGTTCGTATAATAAACTACTTTTCTTTTTACCTTGTTTTGATTCTGGTTTTAACGTTTGTTTGTATGGTTTTATCTCTACCAAATATTTCACTAATTTAGATCCTTCCATAATTTCAACATAATTATCAACATAATATTTATGCCACTTTCCATCGATTTTTGAAACATATGGAATTATTATATTTTCACTTCCCCAACGAACAACATTTGAATTATTATCACAGAATATAAAAAATTTACACTCTAATCCACTTCTATAAATGGCATGAGTACCAATAAATTTTTCAGGATTTTTTGGTTTATAAATTCCTTGACGAAACCTTTTATCTCTTTTTAAAGGAAGCATATTATCCAACTAACATTATTGCTTGTTTATATTCATTTATTGTAATTGGAAAGAATTCAAGAATGTCGCCATTATTAAAAGAATGTAATGAATTTGATTGTCGTTTTATAACATGTGTTTTATTATTTTTTATTTTTATGAGCATCGGCGACGTTAACTTTGTTTGATCTATAAAATCTCTTTCACAAGAAAAATATTTGATATCATTATTATTTATTACAATTTTAAATGGTTTTGATTTTGGTTCAATATATAATTGCCCCTTAACATCTCTTAATTTTTTTCCTTGTCTTGGATGTATATAAGAATCTCCATATATTTCTTTACCCGTTTTTCCTTTGTGCGGATGTACCCAATTTGGATCATTTAATCTTTCACGCATAGTTATATTAATCTGAGATTCTGAAATTTTTTTATGGAAATTTAATTCCTTTTCAGTAAATCCATGTTTCAATATTCTTTCCTTTCTTTCATTTCCAGCATTTATTTGTTTTTCTGTTAAATTTCCAGTTTCATGTCTTAATCTTATAGAATCAATAGCTTTTTTGCGATTTTCAGGACTGTGTAGTATTTGTACAGTATTTTTCCTGGATTGTATTTCTTTTGGTGTCAATCCAATTTTAGATATTCTTAATTTATAAGAATTAATTCTATTTTTTCTCGCTTGTTCTGTATGCATTTTTGTTGGATCGGATTCAGCATTTTCAATAATTAAATTTGCAAATTCTTTAGAATCTACAATATTCCACAGTTTTGAATATTTTATACCTTCTTCCGATATAATATTTTTTTCATCAGATTCTTTAAGAATTATAGTAGATATGTCTTTTCCATATTTTCTTAAATGATTTAACCAATATGATCCAGATCCTTTATATTTAAAACAAGATTCTTCAGTTCCATAATGATAACATAAATATTTTAATCCAGATTTATTTTGAGTTTTTAATAAAAGATAATGTTTGTTATTCATACATTTATTTATAGTTATGGTAATTTTATACCATCACTATTAGGAAACTAAAAAGGAAATAGGAGCAAAATCGCCATATCCACCTTCTACCAACATTGTTTCTAATGCTTCTTTTTCTCTAATACCTTCAGCGAGAATAGTATCACCACTGAAATTCCCACCACCGAGTAATGACACTCCTGTGATTTTTGTAAGGATTCTTCCCCACATCACTTTTGCTAAAGCCACACTGTATTCTAATACCCACTTTTCTTTTATTAGATCTCTTATTGGTCTTTCTACGTAACATGATATTACTCCATAAAATCTTGTATTTTTTGGTTGCGGGTAGAATTTTAAATATTGAGTTCTTGCATCAAAATGTATGTCTCTTCTTATTGCTAAAAGCTTTTCTCTTGTATCAATCCAATCTTTCATGGTGTGCCATGAAAGGAGATCGAATCCGTAATTACCCATCGCATAACTAAAATATGTTTGTTGAGCAAGTGTCTGTTCTAAAGTGAATAGTGTATTAATTCCTTGATTACTACCTTCTTCAAAATCTGTAACGGATATTACTTTTCTATAATCCATCGTATCATAATCAAACATATTATTGTATTGTGTTGCATTTTCTATATTTTGACACTGTGAAGATATTTTTCTTTGCGGAGCCATTTTGAAATATGAACTTAATTGCGGTCTATATGATGTAAATTGATTATATATTTCAGAGTTGATTATTTGCATTTCATAAATTCCATCTGATGCAACTGCAGAGCTTAATGAGCTACTTGCTGAAAAATAAGTTTGTGGAATTGAAGATAATGATATATACAATGCTTCTGGAATATCCACAGTGAAATCTGGATTTGATCTAGCTGGTTGTTGTAATTTTTGACTTAATGTAAACCCTGTATTCGCAACTGTAAAAAGATGATCCAATCGTATTCCTTTGTTTGTTTCATATAAATTGCTATCAAATATCAAATATTCTTGAGTATATCCAGCGTACTTTGTGAAAAATTCAATAGCCATTGAAATAGAATCATATAACTGGTCTGGATGAATTTCTACATTTATAATTGGATGTCCTAACATTCTCATAATACGCTCACCCAATTGTTGAAAACATTCAATCCTTGAATTTAAATTCGTTGACATGAATGCGGATATTGGACTTATTTGACATAATTGAGACATAACTGTATTTAATCTATTGCTTTAATTAAATAATATTGTGGCAATTACTGATAATAATGGAACTTTCTATTTTCCGATATCTTGCGGAGTTCCTAGTCAAGTAGGTATCGATTTAAATGCAAATAATGGTTCTAGATATTATTATCTTTCAGCCAATGATTTTATTTTGTGGGGACAATCAACTAGATATAATCATGTTACATCTAATAATGGAACCACATATTATTTTTATCAATGCGTTGCTGCGAGTACACCTGGATTTAATTTTAATTCAAACAACGGAACTGGATTTTATTATTCCTCTTCGTTTAATTGTGTGAAATTCTGTAGTTAAGCTGGTGCTCCTTCACCAGGAGGTGGTTCTGTATTAGCTTCACCAGCGAATGGTTCTTCTTGTGTTGGTGGTGGTTCTGCTCCAACTGCTGCTGGCCCTCCACCAAAGTCTGGTGGCATTCCCCCACCTCTAAGATCAGGTGCTTCTCCAGCTTCTGTTGGTTGTCCACCAGCTTGTGCTAATAATTGAGATTTCCAATTCGGTCCACCGTTTGTTATTTGTTGTAATTCCCAAGTAAATGCAGCATCTGAGCGACGGAATTCTCTATCAGCAAGAACTTCTTTATCTCCCCAACCAAGATATTTTTTCTTTGCAAATGTATCTGAAATATTTTGGGTATTCATAACAGAACTGTACATTTCAACTTTTAATTGTTTCTTTTGATTTTCTCTCATTTCAAAAAATGTTCCAGGTGGAACAAATGAAACATCTATATTTTGTTCTTCGACATCATATTCATCAAACATTCCACGAAGTTTGATATGAGTAATAAATCCTTTTTTAATAGCAGCTGCAAATTTTTGCTGTTGGCGAATAATCATTTTTGCAAATTTTAATTCTTCATTTAAAATTTGAGCACCATCCGAAAGACCACTATCATCTTTCAATCTACTGGTTGGCACTTTCAAAGAACGATAAAGTTTTTTAAGGAACCAATCCAACACATCTAAATTACCATCGCTTGGTTGTCCTCCAAAAGTTTGAACTGATGTTGCTTCTTGTCCTTGACGCTTTGCAAACCAATAACTATCCAACGTTGATTGTGGATTGTATTTCTTGACAATATCATTTTGATCAGAATCAAATGTTTTGGTAGACCAATATTGTTGTTGTAATTTACGAAGATATGATTCAGCTTGCGGCACTGGCATTCTACCAACGTCTACATTAAACATGAAACGAAGAGGCGCATGCACCATTCTATGAATAACTACACTATCTTCAATCATTGATAATTGACGATATGCACGACGACAATTTTCAACAAATGGAACTACATATTCTTTTGTTTCATTATAAGCTTCATTATTGACATATATGATTTGATTTTCTTCAAATGGAATATATTCAAATTTTTCAACTTTTTTTGGATCTTTTGGATCAAATATTGGTTTTTTGTATAGAAATCCTTTGATTAACATGTTTTGTATATTTCCATATACAGGATCAATGTTATCAGCTGGTAAATTTTGTACAGCTAAAATTCCTTGTTTGGTATAATTTTCATGAATTATATTTTCAAAATACAATTCACCTTCTATTAAAAATTGTCTAAAGTATCTCCATCCTTTATTTTTTAAATCAAAATGATTTAAAAATTTGTCAAATTCATCAGATATTTTTTCCTTTTCGATGGATTTTAAATTATCATTAACAAATAAAATTTTCATTATATTTGAATTTTCATCATAATTTATACATTCATCACAAATTTCATCTAATGCATCAGAGACTTCTGAGTATGATGCAATTGATCTATAGTCTCTTAATCTACCTGGTTTATCTTCAGAAACTGTTGCATACATTACATCTCCGAAAGATGAATCTTTATGCATCATTCCATAAGCCGTATCATTGTAATCATTGCTTAATGCAATTGAATTTTTAGAAATTGCTTCAGCTCTTCGCATTCCAACTTTTTTGAAATACTTGTATTTTGTATTTTTATTTTCGTCAGAATCTAAAATATCATAAGAATTTGTACTTCTTGAATTCAAATAAGAAGTCATGGATCTATTAAAAGTCGCACTTCTCCCATCTCTGGAAACAAAATTCCTATTTGAATTTGATGTTGTAGAACTGTCAGACCCTGCCATATATCTTATTTAGGTATAAATATTAAATATCAATTATTTTAATCATCGTTTTGAAAATGGATATTTGGAAGATGTCCACCCAGCACTATTGGCAGTTACTATAGTAAAGTTTGCACTTAAAGCTGATAATAAATTTTCTGGAAATGATATTGCTACATTATTATCTGTATATGTAGTTATTAAGTTTTCAGGAATTTTATAAGCCGATATAATCGGAAATCTAGCCGTTTTAATTTCTACAAAATTTAATGAGAACTGTTTTGTTTGCGGGGAACTTAAATACCATGTATTATTGTAACCAAAACGCTTTCCTAATATTAAGAAATTATTTCTTACTTTATAATTAAATGCGGTGGGTTCTGATAATGGAATTATGTCTCCAGAAACTGAATAATAAAAATTAGTAAATTCTGGATATGCTGATATTAATATAGTATCAGACTCAACATATGATGCTGATAATGTTGGATAATCATCATATCCTGTTACTCTTGATGCTAAATTTTGATTTATAAATTTGGTATTAACAACATAAATAGGAGCTTCTGGATTTTGCAATGATGGAAAAAGCCAACCTTTTATAGTAAAAGTTGTATCAGCACTTATTCTATATTTGTCATCAACTCCCAATGAATCTGGTGTTGTATAAGAAATATTCCCAGCCCATTCAATTTGAACTCTTAATTCATCAGTGAAATCCAATCCAAATTCTTCTGGAATCTTCCAAGAAACAACAAAATAAGGATTACAAACAGTAACAAAATTTTGAATAATTTGATCAATATCTTCTTTATATTTTGCAATTATAGATACTTTGACATCCATAGTTACAGGAATCGGTGTTGGGATTTTACCAATCTTTGAAACATTTCCCAATAATGGTCTGTATATATTTTGATGTTTATGGAAAACCCTGTCTGGATCTCTAGATAATCCAGTTTGCTCTATTGCTACAACTGGTAAAGTTAAAGTTTTTTCTTTTGTTACTATATCATGTATTACTCGCTGCTTCGGCCCATGTATGTATCTAACTTGTATTTTAGATTCTGGTGTTTTTGTATTAAAATCATATCTATATACGAAAGCATCATCGAATGCTGATGTAAAAAGCATTAATAAATCAAGTTGCTCACGATGATACGAATATTTAATCACTTAACTTATTTAAGATTTTCTTTCATTATTGAAGTCTATCTAAAAAGTATTTGGGTAACTTTTTCTTATTTTTGGCAATTGCATCAAATATACTACCATCTAGTATATAAGTAATGCACTCGTCTGTTGTTGCTCTCACACCTCTACCGCAAGCTTGTACCAAATTACAAAGCATCTTATTAGAATACCAATTGTTATCAAGTTTCATCATTTTTTCAACTCTTGGATCTTTTGTTGGTAGCCATGGAGCTTTCAATATTATTTGAAATTCGGCCAAGTCTCCTTTTAAATCAACTCCATATGTCATAGATGGAGATACCAATACACTAGCTTTGGTTTTTTTCGAATGCTTTTCTAGAATTACATCATTTGATGTTCCTAATTCTCTACAAAGTAATCGATCAGAATTTACATTATCTCTGATATAATCAGTTATAAATTGAGTGTGCGTATGTATAATACCTTTTTGATCTTTATGTTCTTCTAAAATTCCCTCAATTTGTTTGCAAATTTTAGGAAGTAACGATTTAAGATTAGTATAATTAATTTTTTGTTTAGCTAAAATATAAATTGGAGATTTTTCAGGATCGAATTCTGAATTTACTTCAATATATGAATATTTTGAAATACCCAAGTTATT